AGCTACAAGAATCTGGGATTGTTGGTTATCAAAGATTAAAAAGGAGGATCGTGTATGATAACAGCAAGTATTCAAGTTCCGGAAGCCTTTGATTAGGCTACAGCGATTATCCATTCAATCGTCCGGAGCGGATTAGCCACAGCCCCGAATGGAATTGGGAGCTACGTTAGGGATGAATGCATAGGCACGTCAGGATGTCCGTCCAAGTTCTGACCTCTGCGGTCGATGATTAAAAGCGAGGAAACTTGCGGTGTTGTCGGCAAGAAACCATCCTATAACATTGGCGATGGGCGCACAACCCCACTTCGGTGGGAGATTTATTTATTAATTTAAATTGAGTTTATGATTTATGTAAGAAGTAAGGCAGGAAAGGTGTTAATGCCAACTGAACGCTGCGGTAAGATAGGTTATCTTCTTCGTCATGGTATGGCTCATGTAGTCAGCCGTGTTCCGTTTGTCGTTCAGTTGGATTATGAAAGTTTCACCTATACGCAGGATGTGAGCCTTGGTATCGATGCTGGCTCAAAGCATATCGGCGTTTCGGCAAGTTCTAAAAAGAAGGAACTGTTTGCGGCGCAAGTTGAGTTAAGAAGTGACATAGTGAGCTTACTTTCTACTCGCAGAGAGCTGAGACGGACTAGACGATACCGCAAGACACGTTATCGCAAGGCTCGCTTTGATAACAGAAGGAAGAAAGATGATTGGCTAGCACCCAGTGTTGAGCAAAAGGTTGATAGCCATTTGAAGGTTATCCGTTTGGTTCATGGCTTGTTGCCGATAACGAATACCACAATCGAGGTCGCTCAGTTCGATACTCAGAAAATCAAAAGACCTGATATCAAGGGTGAGGAGTACCAGCAGGGTGAACAGATGGGATTTTGGAATATTAGGGAGTATGTTTTGGCCAGGGATGGGCATAGATGTGTTCATTGCAAAGGCAAGAGTAAAGACCCTATTCTGAATGTTCACCACTTGGAGAGTAGAAAGACCGGTGGAGATTCTCCTGGTAATCTTGTAACGCTTTGCGAAACATGCCACAAGGCTTATCATCGTGGAGAGTTTGAGTTGAAAATTAAAAGTGGAATTTCGTTGCGTGATGCTGCGGTAATGAACATTATGCGCTGGGCAGTCTATGGACGTGCAAAGGCAGAGTTTGAAAACGTTCACCTGACCTACGGATACATAACAAAGCACATGCGCATAGAGAATGGAATAGCAAAAACTCATACTGCCGATGCGTTTTGCATTGCAAAGAACGTTCACGCAAGGAGATCGAGAACTTTCTTTCAGTGTCGTTGTGTTTCTCGTCATACAAGAGCTTTGCACGTTTGTATCCCAAAGAGAGGAGGTATGCGCAGGTCTTCTATTGCTTCTCATAAAATAGGTAAATCTCGTTTTCAGCGTTTCGACATGGTTCGATGGAAAGGAAGAGAATGCTTTATATCGGGCAGCACTTGTGGAAGACCAGTTTTGCGTGACATCGAAGGCATAAAAATGCACGATAAGCAATCAGTGAGCATCAAGACGGTTAAGTTTTTAAAGAGAATAAGAAATAATATCGCCATATGTGAAAGAACTTTAGTGTTGTAATAGATTATATTCGTTCTAAACCAAGTGGAGTAGCTCAGTAGCTAGAGCGCCTGTTATAAATGCAGGATGTCGATGGTGCGAGTCCATCCTCCACCCCTATAAGCTTCTTTTCGTTTTTCGTGAAATTTAATTGGTTGAAATGGTAAGCCCAGTAGCTCAACTGAATAGAGCCGTGGTATCCGCGAGGTTGGGAGTTTGAATCTCTCCTGGGCTTCACAAGTAGGTAAATTTTTTGTATTTATTTTATCATTGTTCCTCTGAAAGCGTTCAGAGTGTATTCCATTATGATGATTAGATGAAAATGAAAACATTCTTAGATTTTCCTCTTGCTTGTGAAAGTAGGAGGTATTCGCTACATTAGCTCAGTTGGTCAGAGCACTTGATTTGTACCCAAGGGGTCGCAGGTTCGAGTCCTGCATGTAGCTCAATGTGTTTGCCAAACGTTTTTTAAATTTTTTATTGGTTAGAGAAAGGGAGCGAGGTTGTTAAGTCATCCTCCTCCCGATTCTTGACGTAGGCTATTTAGTAATGTATTCATATTGTATCACCACGTGCATCACCTCTCCTGCCTTGCGTGGTGGGCTAACCGGAGAGGCTTTCTGTAGATGAAAGTGAAAAAGACTATAAGAGTACGAAAGGAGACGGTTAACGAGCTCCTTAAGCAGGAATGCGTCGAACGTGTCGAGCAGTGGCATGATGGCAATATCGTTGTTAAGTTGCTTCCTGGCTACACGGACGGAAAACCAGAACTACGAAAGGGAGAATACCTTGTGCAGTTCAATAGTGGCAAATGGCAGAGGTTTGGAGCCGAGGCGTTCCAGAAGCTGCTGAAGAATCCCGGAAAGGAGGCAGGAGCAGCATGGGACGAGTAGGGTCGAAGAAATACAATGCTCCTGACGGGAACGAATATGATTCCAGGGAAGAGTACCTGTACTTGCAGACCATCCTCGATGATCCTGGCATAAGCTGCATCCACAGACAGGTGACCATCACGGCAATCAATCCGGTATGGATGCTGAAACCCAAGCAGCTTAAGACTAAGGTCAAGTATGAGAGAAGGTCTCTGCTTTACGGTCACAACTATACCGCCGACTTCGTTTACCGGGAAGGCGATAAAATTGTGATATGTGATGTCAAGAGCCTCTATACCTCGAAGCTCAGGGAGTTCTCGATAACGACTAAGGCTGTCGTGGCAAGACTTATTGCCCACAACAGAAAACGTCACAACGGCGAATCTGTCGTGATATTCCGAAAAGCTATCAAGGTAAAGAAGGACGAGTGGAAGATTGTTGATTATCCACCGTCTGACTGCACCATTATATAATAAGGTATAAGTGTTTTATTGTTGTTATATAGTTTATTTTTGTTGCTTTTGGCAGTGATGGCGGTAAAGATTAGAATCTCTTCCGCCATCTTGCCATTAGACTTTAATGAGACTTAAAGTATGATAGTATTAGTAAAATGCCTGATATTCACAGTGCTGATGTTCGCAGTCGTAGGAATTGCCGCACATGCACTCGGGTTGGACAATGAAGATTAGTTAGTTTTAATTTTAAAATATTTTAAATTATGGACAAAGGTAAGATTAAATTGACTTTTGAAGTTGACCGCTTTAAAGTCGTCAAGATGCTCGCAAAGAACTGCGAGTCCGCAGAAGAGTACAACGAGATGATGAAAATCATCGAGAGTACTGATGAGGTCGTTCGTGAGGATGCTTCACTTGAAAAGACTCACTGCTTGTTGATTCTCGACAGATTGTTGCACAACAATCCTAACGCTCTCCTTGGTGTTCGCCTTAAGAAAGATGAGGAAGAGGAAGAGATTCCGATTCCTGAGGAGAACGAAGAGGAAGAGCGAAAAGTTATCGGCTCTATCAAGATTGATGGCGAAGAGGCAAAGAGCTTCATCGATTATGTAAAGAAGTTGGTTGCAAAAAAGAAGGAGGGCGAGTAATGAGAAGCCATTCAAGTTCTTGGTTCGAAACCAAGATTAAGTATCAGAAAACTCAGGAAGACGGTTCTGAAAAGGTCGTTACCGAGTGTTACATCGTTGAAGCTCTGTCTTGTACAGGTGCAGAAGCTTCTATCATCGAAGAAATGTCTGTCTATTCTAGTGGTGACATGAATGTCCCTAGCACAAAGGAGGCGAATTTCAAAGAGGTCTTCTTCTCTGACAATGGTGAAGATGACAAATGGTACGCAGCAAAGCTCCAATTCATCACGATTGATGAAAAGAGTGAGAAGGAGAAGCGTTGTAATGTCAATTACCTCGTTCAGGCAAAGTCGCTTGCCCGTGCTCTTCGTTATGTTGATGAGGTGATGGGGAAGACACTTATCGACTACGATATCGTTGGCCTTAACGAGACTAAGGTCATGGATGTCTTCGAATATAAGTCAGCTTCCTCTCCGGAAAACAAAGAGAATCAGAATGAGTAGAATTGGAGAAATCATCGCATCTATGCCGCCGGGCGAAGCTGCTGCCGTGGTCCATCTGAGAGAGGTTCACGCCTGTCTGATGGACCTCGACACAAATCACGCTAGAGCCCTGGCGGCTAGAGCTATCTATCTCGACTATATGGAAGGCGAGGGAAGAAAGCTCGGTAACATTCCACGTTATTACGAAAGAGTTAACTCTAAAGGTGAAAAGATTAACGTGGAAACTTACTTCAGTTGCATTAACAGAGTACATTAATTTTTAATTCTATACAAATGGATATAGAGCAGTTAAACAAAACGCCTCATAATCAGATTTGCGATTTGGCAAGAGACAGATTCATCGAGGTGTACAATCAGAAGTTCGGAGAGGGTGGAGAAGTATTCTTTGAAGAGCAGAAGGCATTCTTCAACGAAGAACTTCTCAATGGCTCATTCAAGGGTTACCTTGAAAAGGCTCCGTCATTGAATATTCACGATGCCTTCATGAACTTGGCAATTAACGGCTTGTCTCTCGAAAAGGGAACTACGACACTCTGCTACCTCATGGGCTACAGCAACTACGACAAGAATACCCGACAAACGAATTATACGGCCAAGATCACCTATACAGGATATGGAGAAATCCTTCTTCGCCAGCGAGCCGGTCAGATTGTTCGTTGTGACAATCCTGTCGTAGTTTACAATTGTGACGATTTTCGTTTCGGTGAACGAGACGGTCATAAGTACGTTGATTACGCAAAGACTTATCCTCGACCTGAAAATTCATACATCGTTGCTTGTTACGTGAAGATTATTCTTCCGAACAATGCCTACGATTACTTCGTTCTTGACCGCGAAGGTATCGACCGTCTCCGTACGTATTCGGAGAAGTTCGGAGGTAAAGACCACAAAGCCAACGCTCTTTACGGCGGAAACTATGTCGGAAACGATGGTAGAACGTATTTCAGAGATATCGACACAGGCTTCCTTATCTCGAAGACATGCAAGCATGCGTTCAAGGGCTATCCTAAACTGAAGGTTGGTCTGGGCGCTCTTTTGCAGGCCGATATCGACATGCAGACTCAGCAGAAACCGACTCAGGAAGCCTTTGGCGCCGGAGATACCGCACCGGAAGACAAAGGCGTCAAGGTAAAGGTTGACAGTGATTCACCATTTTAAAATTGTTATATATGGCAGAAAATACAGAATTGCAGTTGGTACAACAACAAGCCAACAATATTACAAGACAGATTGCAACGCTAAAATCTGATACGGAAAATGCGGTGCAAGCCAACAGGAAATCTTATGAGGCATGCGTGAATGCAGGTGAGTCTCTGTTGTTTGATATTGGCGTTTCCGGAATGAACGATGCTCTTGACGAGAGAGCCGCTGAGTTTATCAAGAAAGCTAAACTGACAGAGAAAGCAATGACGGAGAAACGTAAGGGTGTTACCCAAGTGTTCGATATTGTCCGAAAGGGTTTCACTATGATGGAGAACCTTATCTCGGTCAAGAATACGGACTCCGTTGTCTATAAGATTCAGGAGAAGCGCAACGAGTATGCGGCATACAAGCTTGAACAGCAGCGTAAGGCTGAGCAGGAACGTCTGCGCCAGGAGCGCATCAAGGAGGCCAAGATTAAGTTGAAGACTGATACGATTGATATCTTGAACAATCTCCTTACAGAGCATTCTTCTGCTGCTATCAACTCACTTAATAATACGTTCTCTCTTCTCACCCTTGATAACAAGGATGAAGTTAAGAAACGTATTACAGAGTGTTCTGATGTTCTTGACCTCGGACATCTGTTCGTTAATAACAAGCCTTCATACTCTTCCGAAATTGAGGAAAATGATGCAAAGGATATTATGAACGGCGCATACAAGGAAATTTCCGCATCGTTACTTGCGTCTTATAAGCAGACTGTCGCTACTACACGTGACGAACTCCTTATGAAGTTTGACTCTAAGATTGCTGAACTTCTTGAAATCAAGAAGGCTGAGGAAGAGCGCAAACGTAAGGAAGAAGAAGCCCGAAAGGCTGAGGAAGAGCGCAAACGTAAGGAAGAAGAAGCCCGAAAGGCTGCCGAGGAAGAACGCAAGAAGCAGGAGGAGATTCAGCGTGTCAAGGATGAGGAAGAGCGTAAGCGCAAGGAGGCAGAGTTGAAAGCTGCTGAGGCTGAACGCAAGGCCAAGGAAGCGGAGCTGAAAGCTGCCGAGGAAGAGCGTAAGCGTAAAGAGGCGGAAGCTGCCGCTGCTGAGGCTGAACGCAAGGCCAAGGAAGAGGCTATCCGTAAGGCTGATGAAGCCGCAAAGGAAGAGCAGCAGAGAAAGCTTGCGACTGAGCAGGAGAAGCGTGATGCAGAGAATGCTGCACAGCACACTACTGCACAGGCTCAGTCGCTCTTTGCCCAGACTTCCGTTGGAGAAACCGGCAAGCAGAAAATCAAGGTAACAAAACGTCTTGTTGTTACCGGCAAGAATGCCTGGCTCGACATCATCCAGCAGTGGTGGACGATTGAAGGCTCCAAGATGTCTCCAGACAAGCTTGCTTCCAGATTGGAGTTCATGCGCAAGGCGTGTGAGAAACACGCAAACAGCGAAGAAGAGTATATCGTTTCTCCTTATATTAAATATGAGGATGAGGTAACGGCTAAGTAATATGGCGGAACAACCGTTTGACCCTTATTATTCTCGTGGTGAGGTATCCAATTCGGACCTCACTGCGTTGAAGTTTGCCCTGAATCCGCAGCTCAACTTCGTAAAGGAAGAGGACAAGAGAAAGGCTTTCCATCTCGGAACTCTCGTTGACGCTCTCGTTACCGAACCGGAAAAGTGCAATCATTACGCCATGACGGTCGATGACGAGAAATATACGGAGAAGGATTGGAAATGGGGTCTAGACCGGCTTGCTGTTCTGAAGAAACAGGCAACGAAGGATAGATTCCTTGATTTCGTCCTGAAGAATGCGGTCGGTCAGAAAACATTCATCAATCCGCACATGAAGATGGAATACCAGGGCTTCGAGTTCGAGCTTCCGGTACGCTGCAAGTTCGACTGGTGGCTCGGCGAGTTCGGCGGTGATTTGAAGACCACCGCAGCTACATCACAGGAGCAATTTGAGGCTCAGATCGATTTCGTCGATTGGGATAGAAGCCGTGCATGGTACATGGACCTTACGCACAGCATAGACCCAAGATACGGAAACCAGGACTTTATCTTTGCGGTCTCCAAGACCAAGAAGAAAGTATTCTATAAGAAGATTGAACGTGGTGACGAGCTGTATTTGCGTGGTAGGGAGAAGGCTCTTGAATGGGCTTTCCGCATGTGGTGTTTATTATAATTTATTATTATGTCAGATAAACCGAAATTATACGATTATCAAGAAGAAGGTGTGCGCATGGAGCTTGCCATGAAGCGCTGTATCAATGGCGATGACATGGGAACCGGCAAGACGGTTCAGTCTATCGTCGCCATTGAACGTGCAAAGGCAACCCCCTGCCTTGTTGTTTGCCCTGCCGCACTTAAGGTTAATTGGGAACGAGAGATAAAGAAGTTTACGAACCTCCGACCTCTCATTCTTACCGATTCCGTCAATGCGACATACGGATATCATCTTACTAAGATGAACCTGTATGATGTAGTGATATGCAATTACGAGTCTCTTGCAAAATACTTCGTCGTAAGCCTCGGTCCGAAACCGTTACGGCTGAACAACTTCCTGTTTCGTGATGAGCTGAAGATTATCAAGTCTGTGATTATCGACGAGTCTGCAAGAGTCAAGGATCCATCTACAAGGCAGTCCAAAATCATCATGGGATTGTGCCAGGGTAAGGAGTATATCTATGAGCTTACAGGTACACCCGTTGTCAATCACGCAACAGACCTTGCCTGCCAGCTTGCTATCCTCGGTCGTCTGAACGACGAGTTCGGAGGGTTTGGCGAGTTCTGCAACAGGTACGGCGAGAATGAGAATCTTGAAGAGCTTAACCGGAAGATACACGAAACATGTTACTTCCGCAGAGAGAAGAAAGACGTTCTCAAGGATTTGCCGGATCTGACCAGAACGACCATCAGTGTTGCCCTCGACCCGGAAACGCAGGAAGAGTACGATACCTGCCAGAAAGACCTGCTTGCATACCTTCTTGAATATAAGAATTGTTCCGATGATGAAGCTAGAAAAAAGCTACGAATGAAGGCTCTTGTCAGATTTATGAACCTTCGCTCTATATCTGGGCGAGGGAAGATGAAGGCGACTATAGAGTTCCTTCATGATACCGAAGAGCAGATAATCGTATTTGCCGAGCATCGTGATGTCGTTAGTGCAATCAAGAAAGAGTTCCCGGATGAGGTTTGCACCGTAACCGGTTCCGATAGCCAGCAGCAGAAGCAGTGGGCTATTGATTCTTTTCAGGCTAGGGAAAAAAGAATCATCATCTGCTCCATCAAGGCAGCCGGCGTAGGCCTTACGCTTACGGCTTCTTCCAATGTGGTGTTCGTCGAGCTCCCATGGACGATGGCGGACTTATCGCAGTGCGAATGCCGAGCCTATCGTAACGGACAGAAGAATGCGGTTACATCGTGGATTCTTATGGGTGCAAATACCATCGACGGCTATCTTTATAGCTTGATTATGCAGAAAGGCTCAATAGCATCAAAGGTTACGGGCGAACAGGACTCCGCTATCAAGGATGCAGCTTATTTTGACGAGCTGGCCGATTTGGTTTTAAAAAATTCTTTAAACAAAAAATAAATGGAAATTCAAGGAAAAGTAACAAACATCTTACCGATGCGCTCTGGCGTATCTGCAAGAGGAGAATGGAAGTCACAGGAATTCGTGATTACCACCGAGGAACAATATCCGAAAATGGTTTGCTTTCAGGTCTTCGGAGAGGATAAAATTAATAGCTTTGCTCTCCAGATTGGAGAGGTCGTAAAGGTTAGTTTCGATATCTCTGCTCACGAATACCAGGGACGCTTTTTTAATTCTGTCAACGCATGGAAAGTTGAGAAGCTCATGCCGATTGCACAGAATCCTCCTCTTAACCCTCAACAGAACGTCAATGCTCCGGCAGGCAGTTATATTCCGCCACAGACAGGTGGATATGTTCCACCACAGACAGGCGGCAATGCAATGCTTGGCGGTGGTACACCTCCAGGTAATTCGCAGAATCCGATTCAGGCTGGACAGCTGGCGCAACAACAAGGCGGTGGGGGAGACCTTCCCTTTTAATAGGGGAGTCGAGTTAATCAAACGAGCATTCAATGCTTATGTGGTTCAACCTGAAAAATGCGTTTGAACTTGAAACGTTTAGGGCAAAAGTAGTCGAATTGGAGAAAAAAGGTGCGATGGTAGAGCTGAAAGAGAAACGTGGGCGTTCTTTGAATCAGAATGCCTATCTCCATTTGCTCCTATCTGCATTCGGACTCCAATACGGCTACACTCTAGACGAAGTTAAGACGCATTTCTATAAGCTGGTAGTGAACAAAGATATGTTCCTCAGAGAAGGGATTGATAAATTTACAGGAGAATGCTATAAGTATCTTCGTTCTTCTGCCGACCTCACTAAAGACGAAATGAGCAAATCAATTTCTGATTTCAAAGTGTGGGCAAAAGAAGAAGCTGGATTTGATTTTCCTGATTCTGATGAATATATCGCACTACTTCATATTCAACATGATATAGAAAGACAACAAAATTACATACAATAGCTTATGATGTTACCAACTAACATACGTCAGAAGTCTCGCGAATTGTTCCCTAATGACGCAGAGAAACAGAGAATATTTCTTATGGGTGCTGCATTCTCGTTAGGCAAAGATTTATCCGACTCTGAGGAAGAAGGGCAACCGGAGGAGATTTACCCCTGTCAAGAAGCTCTCGATACGTGGCTTGCATACAAGAAAGAGAAACGTCAGAAGTATCAACCTCGTGGTCTTGCGGCTCTTAAAAAGAAGCTTTTAAAGATGTCGAACGGAAATCCCGAATACGCAAAGGTTATCGTTGAGCATTCTATGGGAAACAATTATTCCGGGTTGTACGCTCCTAAAAATAATAGCATAAACAGTTATGAACAACAGCAACGAACTTTCAACAAGATCAACTCAATCCTTGCCGGATGAGTACAAAAAGGCAATCGGGGAATTTGGCGCGAAATACGCTTTGTTCTTGAATAAATACCCGACTCTTCAAAAGAGAATCAGCAGCGTTCCTACAGTGTATGACTCTGTAAAGAACGGCGGACTTTCGTTTGTGGAAATCGACAAGTATTTCAAGGAAGGAGCAAGCGAATGGTGGATCAAAACAATGGTTATTGACCTGTTTATGGTTATAGGTGCATTCGATGCTACTACTCCTTATCAGTTCAAGGCGATTGCACAGCGTATCAGGCAGGAATATTACCATGTATCTCCAGGAGAGCTTACACGATTCTTCTATGAATTCTCCATGGGTGAGTACGGTGAGATTTATGTCGGCAGGACTGTAAATCCACAGAAGTTATTCATCGCTCTCGAAAGGTACATGTGTAAGGTGTACGAGAAGAGAGCCGAGATTGAGAGTCAAAAGAATGTATTACGTCAGAAGGAAGCGGACGAAGAAGCTAGGAAAAACGCCGTATCTTATGAAGAGTTCTGCCGGCTGAAAGGTATTGATATTAAGAAATCTCCTCTTGAAGTTTTGAACAAGAAGCTTGAAAGAGAATCAAAACGTGGCAAAGATGGCGGACGTAAGTAAGCAGGCAGAGGATTGGTTTAACGAGCACCCTGATGCGACAAAGAAAGAAATATGGATGGCCGGCTATTGGAAATCAACTGATAACTGGTGTAACCGAACCAAATGAATTTTAGAATTATGACACAGAAAGAACGTATTGAGAACGCAACCACGAAGCAAGCGGTAGTGTTCATCTGGATCTACTCCTGGGTTATTGTGAGAAACCTGGGAAGAGCAATCAACAAGGCAGTTCACAAGCTGCCTTGGTTGTTTATCGTGATAACAGTAGCGATATCATTCGTTGTCTGCTTTATCTTTATCTCTAAGGCTAGAGCAGAACGAGATAGCTACAATCAAAAACTAGTTCACGCAACACAGCAGCTCGATAGCTATATGGCTGCATACGGGAACATCAAATCAAAGTAATATGAAGAAATACAAACATTCAATAGTGATGATCCTGCTCGTTATCGCAGCATTCATCGCAGGTTACGGATTCATCTGTTTTATGGTTGAACACGTTTTCCTTTCGCTCCTGATGGTCTTCTGTATCAGTTGCGCATTGGCAGTAGAGAGGGAGGTGTAGCATGCAGACCGGATGGAACCCGAATTACTCTAGACCTGTTCTGTGCGGAATCCCAGTAAAGGTTCCCACAGAGGAGCAGGTGAATCGCTTCTATATGCTATTTTATTCTATGGTCGGCGGTTTTGCCTCAATCGTTCAGACCCAGATTACAGACACATACAACCTCATCAAGGAGAACAAGAAAATCTTCCGTTTCGAGGCTAAGAAGAGAATCACGGAAGCAAAGGAGTGCTCTGACGAACTCATCGATGCCTTCATGCACTATATGAAGGAATGCGGTATGTCCGAACTCTGGCTGGATATGACTGATAACATCGAGGATGACTTGAAACTGGACGTGCAGAAATGCTTCTATGCCATCGATAATCAGTTCCACAAGCATCACGTCAAAGAGCATAAAATGTACACAATGCTTCTGATGTCTGAATTGATGAGCAGTATGCTTGTAAGCTCAGTAGAACGCTTTACTGAGATGATGGATAAGTATAACGGTATTCATGCCGTCAACATCGCAGAACGCTTCACGAATCCTATTCGAGGAGTTCATGCTCGCATGCGCAATGCTATGGAGATTCTCTACCCGGTAAAGGTTGACAAGGAAGTCTTCTCTGAATGCCCGGACAAGTTTAATCTGGGCTTCGAGATTATTGGACAGAAGGTACTCGACTGGAAACGTGCCGAGAAAGCCCTGGCGAATGCCTGTATCCTCAACGGCTTCAACCTTAATGCTGACGGCGAATTCCTGGAGAATGAGCAGGATAATACCGGTACTCCTTGGAACGAGACTCACGTAAGGGCTTTGAGGGTCGCTTATCCTAACACCTCAAACAAGCAGATTGCCAGGATCCTAGGCAGAAGCGTTTACGAGGTTACTAAGCAAGCTAAGAAACTCGGATTGAAGAAATCTGAGGAGTATCTTAGAGAAACTAGAATAGCTAACTTAAAACGTAAGAAAAATGAAAAAGATTCCAACGCTGTACACAAAGAACAGTAAAGGTCGCTATCAGGAATACAAGATTCCTGAGAACGACATATCAAATACCTTGTATGGTAAGGTAAATGGCAGATACGAGCCTGTGTGTATGCGTATATGTCACGAATTAGATGAAGGTGTATGGGTAGTAACAAAACGCCCGTCAATTTGTGGCGTTATTCGTGGCACTTATCTTCGTGAGAGCTTCCATCTTGACAAGGCTGCCGACATTGAGCGTTTCCCTCTGTCTAAGATGGGGCACATTCAGAAGGTTGCTGAACGTATTATTGATGAGCTGAGGCTTGGTAATACTGACACAAGAGTTATGACGAACAATGAGCTTGTCAAGTTGGTTGTCGGGCTTGTCTATAAATACAATGATGAGGTGTAACTAACTGTAGCGCAAGCACTAGAAAATATGGAAAGAATGTTCAATTCAAAAGGGTAAAATAATATGGAAGAAAAGATTAACATAGCGGAAATCCTAAAGGATAAGCAGCAAGGAACAAAGTTGTATTCTATTCTATCTGATGGAGAATGTTTTCTAAACGAGGTTTCTGAAGATAGTATTTACATTGATATAGATAACAGAAAACGGTTTTGGTGTTTTACTGTCTATGGTTCTACTCATTCATTTCCAAATGGATGCGTGTTATTGTTTCCATCAAGAGAAATGCGTGACTGGCACAAATTCGCTTGGAAGAAGGGCGATGTCCTTATCAGCAATGATGGTAAGAAAGAAGTCTTCTTTAACGGATTCACAGATGATACCTATGCCTTATTTAAGGCAAAGCACGGATTTGAAGTCTTATCAAATGGAAATACTATATATCTTGCAGGTGAAGATGGTATTGCAACGAGTGATTACACTCTCGGAGACAAGGATACTGCTCAGAACTACATCAATACTATTGAGGAACGTTTGGGCGGCAAGCTCAATCGTGAGACTTTGAAGGTTGAACCTGCTCAGCCAGAGTTCAAGGATGGAGATATAGTTACCATTATGCCTCGCATTGGAGATAAGCTTATCTATCTCTTCAAAGCAGAAGATAATGGGAAGTATTATGGTCATGCTTTCCTTGACGGAAACATAGCCATTGTTAATGAAGATAGTTATTGTCAAAAAGACTTCAGTACAGCTCGTCCATCTACAGAAGAAGAGAAGCAGCAACTCTTCTCTGCACTCGCAAAGAAAGGCAAGGCTTGGGATGCTGAGAATAAAGAAGTTGCCGATTTGAAGCCAAAGGTTAAACCATTTGATAGGGTGTTGGTTAGAGATAGTAAATCAGATAATTGGCGTGCAAATTTGTTTGGTTATATAGGCAAAGATGGATATTATCATTGCGTTTATGCTAATTGGGCATATTGCATTCCTTACATCGGCAATGAATCATTGTTAGGTACAACTAAAGACGTGGAGGGCTGATTATGGGCAATGAAGATTTAACGAATTGCATACCTTGGTATTGCCCACCACACTTTAAGTGTGAAGATATACAAGATGGTGAGACGCAAAGAAGAATGCGTAGAAAGAATCAACTTAGAAAAAGAAAGGGTAGATTATGATAGACGATAAAGAAATTGATATTGCTGCAAGGGCACAAGCACTTAGCAAGCATCTCAACGAAACTGCATATTTTCAGCTTAGAAGTATTGAAGATTTTACGGATGGTGCTAAGTGGGCTATCAATGAGCTTCTAAAAGACTTATTTCACCCTGCTAGTGAAGTTCCACGTAATGACAATGGCAAGGTTCTTGCGTTCTCAAAAGAGTTCGGCTACAGAAAGCTCTACGATATGAACGATGAGCTTGATGAAACCACATGCGACACATATCAAGAAATGTGGGAAATTAGAGTTAGAGCATATACTTTTACTGATTGGGTATTCGTGGAAGACTTACTTGATTTAATCAAGAAAGGAGGCAAACAATGATATATCGTGATATTGATAGTTACTACCTTTATCAAAGTTTGCCAAAGTTTCCTGATAATGTTGTAGTCAATACAACAACTTCACCAAAGGAATATGGTCAGAAACTTTTAAATAGAAAGCGAGGTAGAAAATGAAAGAGCTTAAAGTTGGAGAAAGAGTTGTCTTGGATATCGTTGTAACTGAGACTGCAACTTGTGCAGGTTGCTTCTTCGATAGCAAGAATATTTGTGAAGTTAGACAGAAATACCCATGTATGGAAGCAAGACGTTCAGACCACAAGAATGTAATCTTTAAAGAAGTTAAGGAGTAAAGCGTATGGCACAGAAATATATTAAAGATGATATTGTAATGTATAAAAACAGATTACATACAATCATAGATACACTTGCACTAAATAATTATGAATTATCTTATGTAAGACATTCAGTAAACCAAGCTGAATTATCTGGAGTTCCTCTTACTAAAGAGATTCTTGAAAAGAATGGATGGAAGAAATCAAAGATAAATGATTGTGCATACTTCTATTACAAAGACGGATTATTTCTTACTTATACATCGAAAGATGGTAAGTTTTGGTTTGACGACTTTGATTATAGTAGCAGTATATGCGTAGACCTTCCTTATGTACATAGTTTGCAGCACCTTCTCTTTGGTTTAGGAATTAACTCAGAAATGGAGGTGTAGGTATGGGAAATGAAGATGATATGATGCTAGGATTGATTCTAGGAGTATTGATATTCCTCACAATAGTCGTATCGGCTATTGGTATAAAGATTGGTGTTTAACGCCTTCGGGCATAAAAATATATATTATGATTATAGTTAATAATTCATCAAAATCATCGATAGGCGGTATCCATGGTACTACCTACGTAAACGGCAAGAAGATAGACGGAGCGCAATCCATATCTATCACTGACGATGGAGTGTATGTTAACGGAGTGTTGCTGAATGATCTCGATAAAAAGTCTATCGAGATAAAGGTAGAGGGTAGTGTTGATAGTATTAATTCTACAAGTGGTGATGTATCCGTAAACGGATACGTTAACTCCGTGAGCACAGCAAGTGGCGATGTTCATTGCAAAGATGTCAAGGGCAATGTGCATACTATGAGCGGAAATGTCACTTGCGGTGACATCACTGGTAGCGTGAGCACAATGAGCGGTAATGTGTATAGAAAGTAATATAAAATGATTATGGATTTTATGAATTCAGAGCGTAAGGCACGCAAACCTCACAAATGTTATTTGTGTGGTTGTACGATAGAAGTAGGACAGAAATATATACGTCAGTTTACTCCCGAATATAGGTCAACCATCTGTATTCACAAGGAATGTGAAGAACTCCTAAGTCACGAAGGCTTTTATAATGAAGACGATTATGGGACTGATGATGACTTCTTTCACAATGCTATCTTTGATTACGTCAATGAGCACCATTTGTCCGATAATGGCGAAGCATTTGATGAAGGTTGGGATGGTGATAATTATCACTTGGTAAAAATGATTTTAAAAGAATTAGAAGTATGACAAAATTTAAGGTAGTTAGATATTGGGATACATACCCCGATGGAGTTGTTGCAACTTGCGATACAGAGGAAGAGGCAGAAAAGATATGTAATAAATATCGTAGAAACTGCAAGCCTATGTACGACTATCTAGTCAGAAAGGAGAACGAGTAATGACTAGAGAAGAGTTAAGGAATAATTATGAAGATGAAATCTGTAAGCTATGCTGCCGTGAGTATTTTACTAGCAGAACATGTCCAGAATCACTTTGCGAAGGTGATTTTTGCGAGGAGGCAGAAGATAGTTTCGCAGATAAACATAATATAAAATTGGAGGATTGATTATGACAAGAGAAGAAGCCAAAACCATGTTGCCTTTTATTCAGGCATACGCCGAAGGAAAGGCAATAGAGAGTAGATGTATAAAAGGTGACAAGTCATTATGGTATGATGATGAAGACCCAAGCTTTGATGATGATTTTGAATATCGCATCAAGCCAGAGCCAAATTACAGACCATTCAAGGATGCAGAAGAGTGCTGGGCTGAAATGTACAAACATGAGCCATTTGGGTGGGTGAAGACTAAAGACAAAGGAATTAGATTGTGTATGAGTGGATTGAATCAAAAAAGTGCGTTTACACAAGTTGGTTATAAATATGATGAAGCCTTTGATGAATTCATCTTTGCCGATGGGACTCCATTTGGCGTAAAAGTGGAGGAATAGTTATGGCATGGGTAGCAAAAGATTATATCGGAGAATGGATATTCAACTGCAAGCCTGATATGTGGGCTGGTGATTGTATCGAACATAATTATTGGTTGCCACAAGATAGACATGGAGCTTATGGCTTTCAACTTCCAAAGGGTAGTATCAAGAAACTCATCGGAAGAGATTTGTCTTGGCAAGATGAACCAGTTAAAATTTAGTATAAGTATGAATAAAGTAGAAATGAAAAGAACACAACTATCAGAAAAGTTTGGTCTATATACAACTTGTGATTTTTTCTGTATGTTTGCACGTGGAAGAAGAAAAATTCCGCCAGAAGCTTGCTATGGCCCAAGAAGAGACAGAGAGATAAGGGCACATTGCAGAGAAGCGGAAAACGCACTCGCTGCTCATTACAATATAAAATTGATAGATTAATAGTTATGGTTAAACCTTACAGAATCAAGCATAAGGCTAGTGGGCTGTACTACCAGCCTGCAAGCAATCATAATAATCTTTCCAAGAATGGAAAGGTGTATATGACAAACAACTCACCATTACTAATAAATGATGGATATGATTATGTATCTATTAGTGTTAGAAAAGGCACGAATATACATAATATTTTAGAAAAGTTAATACCCTTAAAAGGCGTAGAAGAATTCTTTGGAAAAGCGGTTTATTATCGTGTTCCAAAGAGTGAATTTGAAAAAGAAGAATTATAGCTTATGAAAGTAGGAAATATAAAGTTCAAGGCTAAACGTCTTGATAACGGGGAATGGGTTAAGGGAGATTTGGCTCATTCTTTAGATGGAGGTTTGAATATATTGGGGTTTACAAGAGAAAACGGAGTAGATTATTATAGTGGAGTGCATCTAATTAACCCTACTACAGTCTGTATGTTCACAGGTGAGAAGGATATGAATTGGAAGGAGATTTATACCGGCGACATCATATCCAACCTTGAAACAGGAAGTGTTTTTGAGGTGGTATGGAACGACAGATTGAAAAGACTGGATTGTAAAATCCTTAATGGGGTAAATGGTGCAGGTGTTCCTTTAGGAATATTTGTGTCAAGATACAAAAGAATCGTTGTATTGATGTCAAAGTTTGATAAGGAGAAGTAGCGTATGAAGATTAGATTAGCAAAGAAGATAATGCGGCACAATACACCTTATTGGATATTTCGTTACCTCTGCTATAATCGCATATTATTACCAGGAGCTGGATATAAAGTCGATTTTAAAGACCACCGTATCATCAAGGCGATAAGTTTAACAAATCACTGGAATGCCCGTAGGTATATTAACGAATTGATAAAGCTCAATAAGAAGCATCCGTTCAAGCTAAGAGATGTTCAACGTGATGCAGAAAGATTAAAGCAATGCAGCGTATTGAAATGTTGCGGTAACTGTCATTGGTTTGACAACGAAGACGTTTACGGTGTAGGATGGTGTTGTATTAATCAGCACGAATCGTCTTGCGACCAAGTATGTGATGAACATGAATTTTAAACTTTAAATATTAAAATGGAAAAGATTTACAGACATTTCAAAGGAGGTTATTACAGATTTATTACTGAGGTCACTAATAGCGAGACTCAGGAGAAAGAAGTTGTTTATCAGGCTCTCTATGGGAAGCGCAAGGTTTGGACTCGTCCTGCTGGTATGTTCTACGGAAAGGTGAACGTTGATGGCTTGGAGATTGATAGATTCACCGAGGTTGTTGGCGTGCCAGTCTTGTTTAAAAAGACAAACGAGAACGCTGTTATGCCATCCAAGGCGCATGATGATGATTTCTGTTATGACTGCTATGCAGTATCAGAGAAAGAGATTGCACCTAACGTGTGGAAATACGGTCTCGGATTTGCGTTACAGATTGAAAATCGTAACAAGCCTGTCGATATTTCAAGATGCTTTACGTTTCGTTGTCGCTCTTCTATATGGAAGACTGGTATGATTCTCAGTAACTGTGAAGGCACTATCGACGACTCCTATACTGGCGAGATTTCTGCCGTATTCTATCACGTCATGCCAAATATGCCGCGATACAAGGTTGGTGATAAAATCGTGCAATTCCACCTAGAAACAAGTGACAACATCATGCTTATAGAGACGGATGAGTTAAACAAAACAGAGCGTGGCGATAACGGCTACGGCTCTTCTGATAAAAAGTAGCCTATGAACGTACTTACAGACGAACAGAAAAATTACATAAAGGAACATCCGTGTGAGTCGCCAAGCAAATTGGCGAAGTCATTCGGATGCACCGTACAGACCATCTACTGGTGGCTACATAAGCTGCACGGAGATTCCTTTATCCAAAGTAAGAATGAGGCGAAGGAGGAAAGGAATCAGGTTATCCGTGAGCTCTATCCGACCCATTCGGCCACAGAGGTAGGAAAGAGGCTTGGTATAACAAAAGCTTCGGTCAACGAACTTGCAAAGAGACTGGGGGTCAAGCATACAGATGAGACTACGAAACGAATACAGAAGGAGAGTGCTGCTCGTACACGCACCGATGACGCTAACAGAAAGAGACAGGAAACGCTGAGAAAGGTTCTTGCCGTCGAGAAACTGAGAGCTGCTAGCGGTTTGCTACAGAAGACAAAGCGAAAGTTCAAGACAGTTCCGGACAAGTGCATGAACGCCAGGAACTATCTCTGCCGCAAGTACAACTACTTCTACGACAAGGATTACGGAGAGCTGCTCACTTTGTTCTTCGACAGCGAAACTAGATTGCTGACCGACGAGCAGAAGAAACACTACGAAACGGAGTATAGTATCAAGTTCCTGCAAGCTGAAGAAGATTGATACACAAATGTCAAGAGGCGACTATCCATCACGGACGGTCGCCTCTTTTTTTTGTTTTAACCCAAATAATAAATATAATCAAAATCCATTAAGTTAAAATGAGAAAAACTAAGAACGTTTATGTAATTTCAACCTCCAGCATATCCAGCCCAAGATGGCTAGGATACCTATGAATAAACAGACAGATGATACCTTTCCGATGTTCAGGAATACCCTATCTGTCTTTGATAATTGTTTTTCGACACATACCCTGTCTTTCGATATTTTACTTATCACTGAGACTAATGAGTCACACTTGTTATGATATATCGCCGTACTATCCTTGTATTCTTTAAGACTAGAAATACTATCTCTCAGCGTTTGTACATATTCCTGTGATATTTCGTGATATTCGTAATGGAATCTATCTTCTCCAATTTTATTTCCATTTGCGTCATATTTCGAGGCTGTGCTGTCTCTTATATGCGTCTTCTCTTTTGTGGTGGACTTCACGGATTCCTTATGTGATGCTTTATAAGATTCCAACTCTTTAATAAGCTTTGCGTTAAAGAGTGAATCCCACTTAGCCTCGTTACGTTTATCAGTGATGTATGTCTGTTTTTCTATCACACGTTCTTTCGTCTTACATCTACAGAACATTGATAGAATCAGCATTGCTACTGCAATAGCAATTAAAACCCTCGTTATCTTATCAATCAGTTTCATAAGCTACTGAATTACAATCGTTACTTTTTCTTTTTTATCCCAAGCTGTCTTCATAGTCTGAATGAGCTTGCTTGTCCAGAATCGAGAATCGCTAACCCATCCTTTCTTGTCGTTTTTACCGATAAGAATACAACCCTCTGTGTCTTTTGCGGAGTTACCGCTATGTATGCGTATTCCTTCAAATCCTTTGACGTTCAGAAGTAATGGCAACATCTTCTTGAATTTGTTGGAGTAGGTATATACACATTCATAGCTGCCGCTTGGTATTGCAGTTTGCCCATACACCTTTTTTTTCTTGATTTCGTTCAACTCCATACTTTGGTTCAATCCTCTGTCTGTATCTTCAAGAGTATTGCATCCGAACAATTTGCCATTCACGTACAGACGGCTAATAGTATAGCCATCCTTTTTCCAAGCCCTATCAATTAGTATTTCCATTTTTGTTTTCCTCCTCTTTTTTATCAAACTCTTGATTCAATCTCTCCAATATCGGTTTCCAATAACTCGGCAATGCCTTCGCAAACTCAAACCTCAGAATGTAATAAATAACTCTGAATGCAACATTCTTAGGGTACGCCTTAATGAGATTTTTAAACGAATTGCATATATACACATAGCAGAATATATACGTAAGCATCTTAATCACAAATAATGCTTCTGTATTGTCGTTGCAACTTACCATGATTCCATACATGACATACACAATAACAATATACAAGAGCATCTCTAAAAGTGCGTTCTTGAACTTCGATGCAGAAAAGTTCTTGCATCGTACAACACTCACTCCGTCAGCTCGCATACCGCAGAAGATATTGAAGCCAAAGGCGATAACCAACGCCAAAACGAATCCTTCCGTTGGCGTTGCAAAGGCAAGTATAGCTGAAAATATAGTAACACCTATCTGCCGAATCTGTGAAGAATCTAATAAATCTGTCATAATCTGTTATCCTGAATAATACATAAATATAAAGTTTCGGTCTCCGTTTGCAAAGATAGCAAAAAAAACCGAAACTTCATTCAGAATAACGAAAAAAAATTAGACTTTTAAATCATGATACGGCAATCCTCCGTTGTCCAAGAAAGAAATGCACTCATCGAAAATCTTTCTCTCGTAGTCGAGCGTTTTGATTTTTGGAAACCATTTCTTTATCTTTACGTCGTTGCGCTTTACCATCTCACCCCAGAGGACGCACCAGTCTTCAAGATTAATTTTGTCACTCTTAACCTCGTGCCAATAGTCCTTGGCTACATCTTTAGTGTGAAGTTGGCCTATGAGACAAAGATGCATATCTGCCATTTCTTCGTCATAATGACACGCGCCAATCTCTCCCTTGACCTGCTTCATCATATCAAGCATTACGCTGTCGTTCATTCCAACTTCGCAGCAATCTGCCATGATCGTGATGCAGTTCTTGATAGCCTGCATGTCATTGCTAGCTATAATGTCTTCGAATACCTTTTTCATGATCGTATGTTTTTAATGTTACTTCAGAAAATACTCTCTGATGTCGTACACACCATCCTTGTCTTTCAGTAAGTCGAGTGCAAGGTGGTTGGCATACTTAACCAGATGTTCTGTACCAATGTCCTTAACATCTTCCTTGCCGAGTATCTTAGCGATGGTACATCCGTGGTCACTTACGACCTGATTCATTGCAGCGTACAAAGCATAATCATTGTAGTAAGGCTTCTCCTCTGTTGCAAGTCCGAGACCGGTCATAGCATTGATCCATGTCTGCATATCCCAGGTTGCAGGCGGATTCATGCCGTTTACAATCTCAGATGCCTCCTTCTTGGTGAGATAGTTCTTCCATTTTATGGCGCACAGCTTATCAAGATACTCTTGTGCCAACTCTGGGTGCTTGGATGCCATATCATTCATCATGCAACGCATCGTGTTGCCGAATACGTGCATATACTTCACGTTAGTTGATGATGCCATCATTCCATAAAGCTCATCAAACTTACTCATAATCTCTTTTGCTTCCATATTGTCTTGTATTTATATATGTGATTATTCTGCTGTTATCAGACTTCTCAACTCTTCAAAATCATCCTTTGTAAAGCTGATACTCTTCTTACTACCAAAGAGGATAGTCGTTATGATGTTGTCGGGCAAATCAATAACCAAAGCACCGCCATCAATGCGACCCTTAATAAATCCGAAATCAAACTCATAGTTGCTTATATTCTCTAGCATCTGCATGAGGTCAGAGAATATTGTATCAGCATCAATGTTTCCGTCTTCATCGGCAATGAATAGGGTAGCGTTGTCAATGCTCTTGCCCCAACTATCCTTGTGTTTGGCGATGATATTGTGCGATGCTCTCTTCATATATACGGAAGGAATAGCCAATGCAGGGTTCTCCTTAACCATATCACTAATTCTTGCGTCTGCCCACAAATCAAGCGATGTAAGCAGTTTCTCTTTCAATTCTGTTACGTTCATTTCTTAGTTTCTCCTTTCTTTGTTTTGTTGTACCACACAAGGTATTCTTGCCAAGTTTTGTCACTATGATTTGTCATATAGTCGTTGAGCATAGCTGATTTTTGTTCCTCTGCTTGCGCTACTTCTTTTCTTAAACGCTGCATCAAAGATAGATGTTTCTTCAATGCTTCCTGTCCTTGCTGAGTACTCTCAATGCGAGGACGTATGATACGCAATTCCTCGTCTTGTACGAGCTTAGAGACATATTGCAAGCTATTAACGTATTCTTGATTCTGCATCAAGTACTGACGTTGTGCGCCTGTCAGATTGTCCTCAATTTTGTCTATCTCATCCCAAAGTGGGGTGGCGGATTGCTGCGCTTGCATATTGATAGATGCTCGCTTCTGTTGTATTGCTTCGTACATCTTCTGAAGCTCGGCATCCATCATCTGCGGCTGCTGCTGACTTGTGCCTACATCCAATAAAGGGCTGTTTCCAAAATTCATCATAATCAATATCTTTAAAGTTGGTGATATATTATAGAGAGGTGAGAGGGCATCCGCCAACGAGGGCAGACACCCCTCACCAACTCATTTTTTCTTAGTCCGTCTAGCCGACTTCCTTACTGCTCTGTTACGCTCCTGTAGTGGGAGTGGAAGGAGCGGTGCAGTTACAGCCGTAGCTGCCGTAACCAGTAACTACTGGCGTAGAAGGGAGCACAAGCTGACCATCTATCTTGCGGCAACACTTCTCGTTCACGTAAGCCATCATCAGCTTCTCCTTGTAAGGAGTGAGAGCTTCCATAACGGATACCTTCTTATCGAGGTCGCAATACTTAGCTTGCAACGCATCGTACTGGTCTCTCTGATTCTTGTACAGACCGAAATCCGCATCAATCTGAGACTTGTAAAGACCGAACTCAGCCTCCATTGCACGGCGGTTCTCAGCGTTGATAGCCTCAGTAGCACCCTTGTACATAGAGAACTTCTCAGCGATGTCTGTCTCACGCATAGCGTAGAACTTGTTAGCGGTGTCGAGCTTCAAACCGAACATGTCGGTAAGCAACTTCACCTCATCAGCGCATTCCTTCTCCATTACCTGCAAGGCGGTTGGCTGGTTGGTATTCGCATTTGCACCATAACCGTTAGCGTTAATGTTCACATTCTCAGGCATGTTTCCATTGCCGAGTGAGCCAAATACACTGCGATTACCGCCAAGTAACCAAGCACCAAGACCGAGTGCAGTACCAGCTATACCAAGACCCAATCCTGTGCCTGCGATACCTTTAGAAGCATACTCATCATGCTTCTTTCCCTCTTCGTAGATTTTCTTCTCTACTACTTTTGCATCTGTCATTTCCATGATACAATCTTTTTAAGTTATCCTTAATATTAACTAACACTATGTAATCGATTACGGATGCAAAGGTACGAAGAATATGGGAGAGCAAACATAACTCTATCACACTTTCTATTAGTATTTGATTATCAATGATTTAAGGTGATAGTAGGTAGTGTCATATCTCGTTACGTATAATTTAAGACAAAAAGTGCGTATATTTTTCGAGGAAATATGTGTGTTTTAGTCTATTATATTGTACCAAATAAAAAAAGAGAGGCAATCACTTACCTCTCTTACTCTTAATGAAGTGCAGAATATCCCACTTCTTCCAGTACCTTGTGTGCCCACGTTTCTTGCACTCGCCGTTCGGAATATCGCCCCTAGCAACCATACGATTGAGTGTAGCATCAGAAACGTGAAGCTTTTCCTTAACTTCCTCGGTAGATAGCATCGGATTGAGCATATCTGGAATAATGTCGCACAATCTATCCAAATCATCATCGCTCATTCCGCAAGCGGTCACCTTCTCTCCGTTTCGCTGTTGCTCATCAGCCTTAAAGCAAGCATCACTCAGCGACTTCAAAGCCGTTCCGAGTATCTTATAATTCAATATCTTTCCCATAATCACGCACAGATTTTTCGTCCTAACTTACTTCGACTGATAAATAAATCCACAAAAGAGTACAGATAGAATATTGCCGTCACTACCATGACGGTGAAGCAGGAATCTATCATATCATTAGTTGTGTACCAACTCCATTCCACGATATGCGCAGCGTTGACTCCAAAAAAGTAGAAAAACGGAATGCGGTATCTCCAGCATAGGAAAAAGAATCGGCTTGCCAATATAAGAACCATTGGCAAAATATAAACCATGAAATAAATGAATAAATAGCATGGAAAATTCTCATTGTTTGTTATGAACATTTCCCGTGGATGCTGGCTAAAATCCCACATTCCGTATGCGTGTAAGCACATAATTATAATTGGAACGTACTTACAGAACCAGCGAAAGAATTTCAGAATCCTTCTGCTATACCGATTTCCGTGTCTCATCAGCAAATCCATAACCTCGCTGATGTCCTTATCTTGCAACCACCTCAGCAGGTCGCTCTCGTCTTCTTTGTTCATAAGCGTTGATTTATAATTGTCTTAGATGATGCAAAGTTACGCATTTATTCGCAAAAATAATGTTTTTTCGGAAGTTTTTGTGTTAAACTTTATAAAACGTAACAATCTGTAAGTTCATTACCTGTTTATTGTTACCAAAATGGCATAAAATGGCAACAAGATTATTATGGTGCTTCACCTGTCTCCATAACAACGTCTCCGTCTCTTATATAAACCTCAACCTCATACCCTTCATCAAGAAGCAGACTGATCTCCTTCTCGGTCGGGATTCTCTTTAGTGTTCTTCTTTTTATCTGATTCATAGTAATTATCCATTAGAAAATCGAAATCCTTGCTATTACGTTTCTTTAGCTTCTTTCGATTAATTATATCTCTCTTGTATTTATTCTTGATACGGACACATTCATAATGACCTTTAATGTAAAGGTGTTTGTAGAACCTTAAATCTATTTCTAGCATAATGCTCTTTCTGATATCATAGCTATCGCAATGTTTCATTAACCCTAGATAGCTGTTGATAGAGCAAATGTAATGCTGTAATTCATCGATTGTATAGTTATCGGGCAATGTGTTCATATGATGCACCAGTTGTTTAAAGTTGCTTACCATACGATTACTAGCATAAATTCTATCACGCTTCACCACCATACCCGTAAACTTAATACCCTTATATACGGATTGCAGTTCTATTTTCCTCGGATGCAGAGTTACACCTATATTAGCAAGGTATTCTCTTATCTTTGGAGCAGAAGCTAGCAATACCTGCTTATTCTGATGTATCAAGAAGAAATCATCTACGTATCTGCCGTGATAATAGATATGCAGTATTATTTCAAGCATCCAGTCAAAATCATTAAGCCAGAAGTTTGCGTCATGTTGGCTTGTAAGGTTTCCGATAGGAAGACCGTGGTTTTTCTTTGCTCCTCGCAACGTTTTGCCTTTAGGCACTTTCGCCATAGCCTCTTCGGAAGAGCGTTTAATGCAGTTCTTTGTCGGGTCGTTCATTATCGTAACACGAGACAAGTATCGCAAGTCTTCTATATCATCCCCTTTGTAGTTATCTACAATAAATGCATCTACTTTATCCGCAAGCTCTTCTCTAGGAATACTCATAAAGAAACCCTTCATATCGCATTTTAAATACCAACACGGCTTAGTAAAGTTCTCTGAACATTCTTTAATATCTGCCGCAAGCTGCCTTACTCCATAGAGTTGACCCTTACCACAGCGACAGTTATATGTCCTATCACTAAAAACTCCTTCGAATAGCGGTTCTAATCGTAGGGCTATATAATGATGAATAACCCTATCACGAAAATTAGCGGCAAAAACCTCTCGATAGACAGGTCGGGAAACAACAAAGGTAATGGATGGCATCGGCTCATAAGTCCTTGAATTTATCCTTTCAACCAAGTCTGTTATATTCTCGAACAGATATGTTTCAAACCTTATCGCATCTGGTGATGATGCCTTACCTTTACGGCAGTCTTCGTAGGCTGCTATAATATATTCTGCCTTTACCATTACTATTATCTCCCTAACTCTCTTAACTAGTGCTGTAACAGGACGAACTCGATTCGAATTGTCAACCTTACCGTTGTTGTTCCGATTGCCATTCGAGAAATTCAGATTCCACGCATTCGTGCCCGAACTCTCAACACACGACCAGTAATTCGTCCGCTATTTTCTCGCTCTTTATTATACATCTTAGCTGCTTCGCTACACCGAACAAATGATGATGCGACTTGACAGCAGCGAGACCATTATTTATGGAGAATCACATTCTATAATAAGCCTTAACCTAATTATACTCTAGCTTTATTCTAAGCAGGACTAACCTTTCTTAGAATTTCCCCAAGCTGTAGCCTGCCTACCGATGATGGTTGTCAATCTGCAAATATCTGCCGCTTGCTTCTCTGAGAATAGCTTTCTCTTAAAGCAAAGGCGAAGGATTGTTTTGAGAAGTTCGAATTTGACACGAAATCCCATCATGTACTGATGTCGGTTATCTGCATACATATTCGCTAGCTGAATGTACTCGAAAAGTTCAAGAGCAACGCTTGTCATTTTCTCGCCTAAATCGTAACGATACATTCTCGGAAAACCAACCTTTATAGCCGTGAGTTTATCGACTAACTCGAAGGTATCCTTGTATATCTGTAAATCCTTCGCTAATGCCATAGATATTTTGACTTATTGCCACTAATTATTCGTGATATTGTTATTATTTATGTGTCCGTAATTCCTCACCTCCCAATCTTGCTTGACCGACCTGCGGCCGGAAGAGATAAAGAGATAAAGAGATAAAATGATTAAAATGCTGTAACAGGACGAACTCGACTCGAATCGCCAACCTTACCGTCGCCGCCCCGAAAGCCATTGCCAAAGAGCAGAAGCCACGCATTGGTGCCGGAACCCTCGACACTAGACCAGTAATCCTTCCGCTGGAGCAAATCAGCACTCTGCTTGCCTGCATTCTTGATTCGCTGCAAAGCAAGATTGACGGTCTCGAAATGAGATCGGATAATCTCAAGTTCGCCAGTTGCAGGAAGATACCATGACTTGGCGGGAATGCTCACATCTCCTCCAGGGTCGCCAGTGTGCGATTTTGAATATTTGTAACAATAAGCTACGGCGTAGGTAGCAGGATCATCGTTCTTGTAATAGCTGCTAGCCATCACTGCCGCGGTTCTCGTCTTACCGTCGAGAAGACTCCAATCACTAGATGTCTGGTAGCCTACAGAATTATCGTTCTGAACACTGCCCCACTTCATAGCATCAGGTTCGGTTAAGGCAATACCGAGACGCAGACTGCCGTGCTGAACGACAATAGCATCGGCATCGGCTTTTTTGATGCCGATCTCCGTAGTCTGCCATGGGTCGCATCTCATGTAAGTTCCCCATGTTTCCTTCTGGATCTTACCGATGTAAACACCATCCTGCAAAGAACGCAGGTTTTGCTCCAAGTAAGTCTTCATGCTTGCTGCTGAAACATTAGTAATAGCCTGCCCGTTTGCGGCAAGCCACTCGCTCATTTTCTTTGTTTGAATACCCATAATCTTACTTTTTAAAGAATTTATTTACTTCTCAAATTACTTATCTTTATCTTCCTTGCCTACTATGGCGAGGACTGCATCTATTACGCAGGGAGCGCAATTCTGGACTACCAGGTTGCGGATGATTTCCGCTTCACGCTCGGTGTACTCCGTATCGGCAGCGCCGTTCCACATCTTCGTGGCAAGGGCTACTCCTTCCAAACCCAGACCATTGCCCTGGTTGTAGATGAGGTTCGCAATACTCTTGCGAAGATTCATTACCTGACAAGCTGACTTGTCGAGAGAGGTATAAACCTCTACATTTTCAAAATTCAATTTCATTTTTATCTATCAATTATTTATCTGTTTACATATCTTACCATCCATTCCGTTCCATTATACCAGAACCAAGTTACTTGACCCAGGGTGCCGGAATACCAGGTTTTGCCATTTGCGCCGTTGTTGAGGTCGTGGATATTGGTGTTAAGTGCTGACTTGAAGGTTATCCGCCCGTTGCCACGCTGAATAATCACATAATGCTGTCCCCATTTCGGACTAGCAGGCAGCGTCAGGGTTATTGTGCTAGTCTCATTATAGCACTCGACGTTAAAATTGTAGTCGGATAGAGCCAAGTCTTTATTAATGCGGACAAAAGAAGGTCTGATACCTGCCACATCGCCCGATTCGATGAGTATGGCATGATTGCCTTCGAGCGCCTTTGTCATATCAATCTCTCCAGCATCAATCGTCCAATCGCATTGCAAATGTAGGGCAGCAGCGAAAGAGGCTATAGGCCTATTGACAAGAACAGAAAAGAAACCACCTACATAAATATCATTATCGCCACTGGAAGCAGAAACAGCCGTCAGGCAACGTTGATTCCTTTTGCCCAGTTCTATGCAATATCCGTCGAAATTGGTAAGGGCTGCAAAGTTTCCGAAATGAATATAGTCATTCTTAAGGAACATATTGCTGCCCTCACTAGTACCGAGACCATACTCCCCGATTCTGAATCCGCCGATAGTTCCGCTTGTGCTATATATTTCGCCGGATTTCGTCACAGAGAATGGGGCGCCAGCGCCAGTTGCAGCACCTAACCACAAGGCATACCCGCCATCATCGCCATTCTTTGAAGGGATTCTGTATGATCCGAAAATCTCTCCGGTCGTACTATCCGTGAGATTGATTTCGTTAGAACCCAACAGATTGATCTTGGCATTCTCTGAAAGAAAGAAATCGGTGGCAATGAAATCCACCGTCATATAGGCTGAATCCCAATATTGGGCAAACTCATTAGAACCTACGATGTTCCTTGAATCAGATTTACCGGTTGAGTAATACGATTGTATACATCTATACCACGTCTTCTTGCCGCTTGCGCCTGTGAGAAGCACTGCGTCTATAAACTTCTCATCATTTCCGCCAGCTTCATATTTGTAAGTTGCCGTCTCCGATGCTTCCACAAAGCCACGATGTTGCCGCCATACGGCTCCACTGCTGCCACGTTCGCCATCCACTCCCTGGCGGAGAATGGTGAAGGTGTTGCTGGCAAGAACAGAGAAGGGCATCACGGATGTAGGGGAACCCTGCGTCTTTTTAAGCTCCTTAAGATAATTGTATCTATTGGCTACGACGGTCGGGGCTGAATACCAGAAGAATTTCATCTGATATACGTCTTCCTCCTTAAGGCCGTTGCCAGTGATAGTTCCATAGATGTCGCTGTTCGTATCTCCCGTAAGAACGCCAGAGTCAAGAACCTCGCCATCTGCACCTATCAGGAAGATGAGAAAATCGAAGGTATCTAAGACACCCGAGCAATTCTCGGTCTTGTCGCCCGTATGTCTGAGAAGGCGATATTTGCCTAACTTGGTTGTCAGGAACTTACCCGTCTTGCCGTCAGCAGAAACGGTATTCGTGTCCAGCTTTACCTCGTAGGTTACGGCATCCTTGCCCTCTACTTTTACCCATTTGTACTGGCTCCAGTCGCTAGGGTCAGGACTGCTCACGGTGTTGTAGCAAACACCCATGTAAGCATAAGACAAGCCGGCTGGGTTGGAGGTAGTAAAACCTTCTACGCCCGTCATCGTGCCGGATGAATCCGTCTTGATTTCTGTTGCCCATGCTATATGATAGAAATACTGAACGGCTGAATCGCCAGGTTCACCCTTGATATTACCGCAGTTTACGAATCCGTTGACGATGCCCGAACCCGTTTCACCCGTATACACCCACAGCTCGCCATTAATAAGATAGCAGTCGCCCATCTTCTGACCGGAACTAGGCAGGGCTGAAGATGAAGGTTTCGAGCCTTTAATGTTCACCGATGTTCCGTTGTTACCATCCTTGCCATTGATACGGGTGTAAGCTGGACTAGACTCGTTGCCCTTTTCATCTACCTTGATAACTCTCATCCATAGATAAGGCTTATCCTTTGTCGTAGGGATAGGCATATCATACCAACTTTCAACACCAGGAGAATTAGCAGAACTTGCCACACTCTCCTTCTCGCTGATTCCGTAGGAATATTCCGTGTAGCTGCCATTCGTACCCCTCTCTCCTACAATGCGCATCGGGCCACTCCAGGTGGTGTCAGTGCTTAGTTTCTGCCGCATCCACACGTCGCCCGCAGTGAATCCGTCATGCCAATTTGTTTTATCAGCGGAATATTGGCACAAGAGTGATGCGCCGGCCGTACCATCGGTTCCATTATGGATCACAGGAATGCTGATTATAGCGAGCGAACTACCGGTAGGCCCCGACGCGGTTTCATTAGAAGCGAAGATTGAAACATCTACCACATTGGTACTTGATGGTATCATAAGATGAAAAGAGCCTCCATCAAACGAACCTTTTTTTGCTATAACGTTACTTGCCGAATACCACAGCTTTTCTGTACACAATTCTCGCTTAGGGCCAGTCACCTTATATACCGAACAAATAACCTTGGCGTATCTTCCGCTTGTTGTCGTGCCAATTACCCAGTTACCGTCAGCATCTATGAGCAAAGAACGGGTAGAGGGTACAATCTCGTAAGAGACTGCATCCTCACCGTTTGCCACGCTTGATATATGAAATGTTGCACGAACTAATGTCATAATTAACTTTGTTGAGGATTGGAAATTTCACATACGATCTCTCCATCGATACCGGAGTTTGCTGTTATGAATGGTTCCGGAATAACGAAGACCGTCTTCTTGTCGGAGTCAAGGAATGGAGGTCCGTATGGAGAATTCTCTCCGTTGAGCTTGGTGCCTACCGAATTAAACAAACCCATTGTGAACGAACATCTGCTTGCATCCAGCTTGGTCTCAGAGCCTGCGCATTTCACGTACGGCTTGAACACCATGGCTATGCCGCTACCTTTTACACTGATTGGTGTTGCAGGCTTATCGCTTGTTTCGCTCATCACCTGGTTAGGATAAACCTGGTATGGGTCAGAAATATCATCAACGCTACAGATATCAGCACCATAGACGCCGTCTGCATTCGATACCTCACATCTAAAGAGCGCACTTCCCTCGACCATTGTCTCTAATACGGTTAATACACTAGAAGTTTCGCTGAGTACAGTCCATGTTCCGTTAATCTGCTGATACCATTTGAAGCTGAAACCATCTATAGTAAAGCCTTCGTTAGTTACAACCACGGCTTGTATCTTGCATTGACCGCCCTTCTGCTCAATAGTGAAAGGCGTTCCGGTGTAGTCGGCAGGCGATTGAATCCTAACCTTCTTTGATGATGTATCACCGTAAGCTATAGTCACAGGAAAGTGGGCGGAGAGTTCTGTACTGGTATTCTCGACCAAACCAGTAGCACTCGCCGTGATGGCAAAGGAACTTTTACCGTTAATACCTGTCAGGTTCTTGATAATCTGAAGACATTGTACATTTACGCCATTGATAGTCCTTGTGAGACGCTTAAAATGCCCGGTTTCCGTGCCATTGAATTTGTTTGTAGAGATTTGCCCTGAGAACGTAAGCTCTACACCATTTGCGTACCATTTGATGTTTGCATCAGGAATAGCGATAGACGTTGCACTACTTTCCGAGTCGTAGGCAAGAAACATCAATGTAGGACAGTTTGTACCTCCAAACGTAGGGAATACCGAGTTGCTATCATCGTAAAACTGATTGATATCACCCTGATCGCACTGAATGATGGTATAGTATGTCTTACCATTCGATATACTGATAATTCTGAATGTTGCACTACTTTTCGTCATCTGCTACCTCGCTTTCTTCTTTACTGGTTTCTGACTCGTCATCTCCTCCATATTCCTTCGGGGTATAACACGGAGCACTGCTTGTGCCGTTGATTTCTCCGGCTACCTCCTGAGGGGTAATCAGTGAACCGCCAACCGCAGCACATCTTTCGGAAAGCGTGTTTCCTTCTACCTTAGAAAGGGCAGACTGGAAAAGCAGATAGTTATCGTCAAACGTTCTCTGCACTACCAGATAAGCAGGTAGCAATGCTTCCCTTACCTTCTTTGTTACTTTTACATAATAAGGCATAATATATATATCTTTTAAATGTTAAACATTAATCACCTTCATAATCTCTTGTGATAATCACGCTACCGTCGGCATCGGTCAACCATTCACCTGTATCCGAAACCACAACCTTGTTGGTTCCACGGTTTTCGATGTCACAGAAGAAGTCCTTTCCATATTCCGATGGCAGCATTACTTCCTCGCCTCGGGCTTTCTCCACATCGGTTATTCCGTCCGAAACCTTCCAGGAAGCATATAGATATTTGTTCCAATTTTCTAGCACTCCCTGATTATCACTTACTATCGCCCTTACACAGTTTACATCCGTTGTAGAGCGCAGTCCGTCGCCGCGAATCACGCAGGTAAGCGGTGGGAACTGGCGCTTGATAGTGGTATAAGCTCTGGCGTCGGAAGCCTCTGGTGAACTCGGAAATTTCTTATCAGCTCTGAACATAGCATAGACTACGTATGTCTGTCCATCACCAATCAATTCCCTGTTGATTGTAAGCGATGTAATGCTGCCGTTCTTGCTTTTTACGGTGGAAACAATATCAATGTTGTCATAATCATCGTTAGCAGTGAGTAGTGTTTCCGTTCCTTTCGCGTCACGTCGATACCACATCAGCTTGCATCGCTCATCATTTGTTATATCCGTGGTTCCCTTGATGACAGTCACATTGATGGTCTGCTGCTCGGGCATACGTAGCGGATTATAGGCAACGGCAGTCGGGGAATCAATCATCAGCTCTGAACCTGCCGGAGTCACATCGTTTGTGGTAAGCGGAATGCTTCGCTCGAACTTATACGTATAGCCATCTTCCTCATAGATACCCACGAATCGCATAGCCCTAGGCGCACCAACCGAACCGTTTTTCTTGACAACGAGTTGTCCTGCATAATCTCCGGATGTAATCACCTCGTATCCGCTGGCCGCCGTCCCGCCTTTTGAGTAGACAGAAACGCTGCCGCTCTTTGTTACCTCGAACCACTCAAACGATTTCAGTATACTATTGCAGGTCTTTGAAGCCACAGGAGAGTTCGGGTCAATCAAGACGCAGCGAGGGAAAAGGTTGAGCGGTGAAGCCGAATAATCAGGGAACATGATTCCGCTGACCGCATCGTAATTCTGCGTAGTAGGAGTGTAGCCGTCTGCCATCACTTCGATGTCGCAAAGCATCGAGTAGATAACAGGAGCTTTCTCCATTTTCTTTCTGTTACTTCTTGCTAAAGCCATAGTTTTAAAAATTAAAATTCTATTTCGTATTCTGAGGTTAAAACCTCTCCATCCTTGATTTCTGCCGAGCATTTAAAGATGCAGGGATTATTAGCACCCCAGTTGTCGCCCAGGTCACTGCCAGTAAGTGGCAGATGAATCTGGTCTTTGCGCTGCGCCACCTGCTGCGCCCATTTGTTGTCTTCCGTCGGGTTGCCGGTATCTCTAGTCCATATAACATTGGTTAAATGCTCTGTTACATCATTATTATAGAGAATACCTCTTATCGTGATGATAGTAAAAGGCTGCAATTCCCCGAGATCATCCCTGCAACTGAAGATATAGTTCTTCGAGAAGCGGAATCCGTTGGAAGATGATATATCAATAGAGAACTCCGGATTGCCTTCCACGAATGCCCATCCTGTGCTGGCATATCTAGGTTCATCAGTGGTCTTGTCAATCAAGCATCTCCATCGACATCCGTAATGCCATGTGTCATGCACCTCGGTTGCCGTGCTTCTGTAAGGCGCATCTCCCTGGGCGATTTCCAACGACCATTTACCTCTGTCTACCACGTTCTGCTTCACATTACCTTCATAGTCTGTCTGAAGGATATTCTGTACAGCCAGATACTTGGCGTAGAACGCTCCGTCACGCTTATCAGCAAGAGGATAATCTGCGAAGATAAACGACAGAGCATCCGGCAGCTTACCGATAGCTACGGAATAATTGCTCTTATCGATGATAGGCTTGGTAACATGGTCGAGCCAGACAAGCAATCCATCAGATGATGAGATATACCAGCAGCTCTGCCTGTCTTCGTCCACGGCGTTGCCCCAGCGTATCAGTCGTGCCAGTTCGCATGGAGGATAGTTCTTTTTGCTTGGAACTTCATTGTCAGGATAGCAGACCACGATAATGGTATTTGTAACCGTGTTAACCGATAAAACTCGCAACCACATATCGTAGTACTTGCCATTCTCTGACAAGGTATTGATAGAAGCCAAGACTACATCATTCTCCTTGAACGCCGTAAAGTCGTTATCCCATCGCTTCTGAAGCTTCAATTCATATGTAACATTGCCGCCTTCCGTTTCGGCGGGAATCTCAACTACCGTCTCAACCAATCCACTCTCTGTGAATACGAAATTGCTTTCCATCGCTGTCTGGCGATTGGTTATAAGTTCTTTCGCGATGATTGAGCTCCTTGAAACAATGCTCTCGAACTCAGCGTTGCCCAACTCGTCAATTCTACCACCAGTACCTAGAAGCATTCCTTGGATAAATTCGCCGAAAGTCGCGCCCTTCTTGAACTGCGATGAGTTTTCTGCGATTAGTCCTTGCATGAACTTCTGCACCTTTTCCCAGGTAACAGTTCCTTTTGCGATATCATCGGTTATCTTTGAGATGAAGTGTTTACTTCCCTCTGTCGCAACCTGATTCTTGACTTGTGTAGTTGTCAAGCCTGCACCAGTTCCACCATTTCCGCTTTGGAGTGACGAAATCTGCTGCTGAATCTTCTGGATAGTTCCAACTTCCTTGTCCTCTCGAAGAGTTATATCATAGACGGGAATCTTGCCGTCTTCCTCCTTGATCGTGAGCTGGTCGATTGAAATGGTTCCTCCGATTCTAAGGTCAGCGTCCTCAAACTCCATCAGATCGCCAGCTTTGAGCGTATCATGAAGGCTCTTAATGACTCCTGTATCGTCTGCCTGCGCTTGGTCATGCTGCCTTGCCATGAAAAGTTCATCAACCTTAGGCTGATAGACGTACCTTGTATAGTCATTCTTGTCAATGAGCGCTATGGCATATTTAAGGAGCTTCAGTGATGCTGCATTGACATACGAATCAGGAAGTGTGATGCCGGTAAGAACGAAATGGTCGCCTTTCTTGATAGGATAGTCCTTGTCTGGGAACCAAAGCTCAAGAGCATCGTCCTTGATTCGCTCGATAGTGAGCCTCCATCTCCCATCAACCTTGGTTGAGGATGCCACCTTGAACGTTCGGCCACCGCACATACCATCTTTCATGGAGATTGAGAAATCATCATCCGCTAAATCTTTTATATCGAAATCAACAGCTTTGCTGAGATAAATATCAACATTATTCGGACCAGGGTCGCCATCATATCGGCCATCATCATCAGGAGCAACACCCTCGTCAATCTCATCCACGCGAACGCCACCGATTTCCATCTCTTCGATGGTAGGGTAGATTTCAATAACCCCATTCGTCTTATCGTCTGTATCGAAGAACTGTGATGCAGAACGGAGACCAATCTGCTCAATATTGACAGAATCAATATATGGTCTATGTGGATCAGTAGAGAATCTGTGTCGCTTCCCGGTAGGGTTCACATACTTCTTCTCTTCATCTGTGAGCGAATCATAGAAGTCGCTCAATGATACATGAGGGAATCCAGGCAACATAAGTCTGTTGATGGACATATTGTTCGGGAGATTCTCTGCATACTCCTTCATGGATGACGGAATGACCTTCTTATTAAGACCTGACGTGATGTACATCTTCGTGTTTCCGGGCTTGACCTGCGCAATGAATGCATCAAGCTTCTCCTTCGATTCCTCGTCTCCGCTATCTATCTGTGTTCCCTTCAGCTCAGAGTAGAATCTACATTTGTTGGTGTTGTACACCTGTGTCACGTAACCGGTGATGACAGTCTGGAAATCGAACGTTACCTGAAGGACCCATCCGAAAGACTGCTCCTCAGATTCGCCGGAAACGACGTACTTTCTCTTATTATTGAAATATGTCTCGATATAGTCGACATCCAGTTCAAGCTCGACATTCGTGCTCGCTCCGACAACTTTCGTGATGTTCGCCACATACTTGACACCGAGGTCAGCATAGTAGTGAGATGGGAGGTTCTTCTCGGAACCATAGGCTCTGAGCCTTGTTATGATGTTCTGTTCCGAGTCGGCATTCTGCACAATCTCATATAATCCTTCACCGAGGCCGTACTTGAACATGTGCCCAGCCTGCACCCCCGCAGTACCGACATAGATGTTTCTTCCTCTGACTATGAAGTTCACATCCCACTTCTCGTTCACGAGCGCAAGAGCATCCCAGCATTTCTTCGAGTCGATGGTGATGGACATTGATTCGATGACGTTATCGTTGGTTTCCTTACCGTAAACCAACATCCACTCGCTTTTCAGGGCTCCACGCTGCACGGAACGCTCCATGTTCCTGGAGTAAATCTTCCAAAGACCCTTACCAATCTGCTCGTCGAGGTTCGCCTGAATCCTGTCGAGCAAATCATCCAGAGTCTGTACGTAGAACGGGAATTTTGGCAGGGCAGTGTAGTGGAGTTCGTTGTCGTTCAATACCACATCGAGGAACTCAGCCCTAGAAAGCTCATCCTGCAATGCATTGAACTTTACGCTGTCATACACGAATCCCTCGCCATAGGTGTCAGGTCTGGCCTGCTTATCCTTGCCCGGCTCGTAGTTGAGCTCGAATCGCTCGTTACGATAGATGATGTAGTCACCTATCTGAAAGTTGAGAGGCACTTCATGCTTGAAATTGATAGTCACGAAGCACTCGCCCATCCAAGAATCGGAGTATTCCAATCCATGAACGGTTATCTGCTCTCCGTTAACGTCTGTCAGCTTCGAGCCATCCTTATGATAAATATTCCAAGTGCTCATGTGTCTGTGCTATCCTAAATTTGAAATCCTGTCCTGTGCGTCCATAATTGGCTTGATGTCAGTAACAGGGTCGTTAATCTTGAAAGTAATAGAGAGGACTAGCAAGTCCTCGTTGCCCGGATATCTGTACAGGTCCGGATCAATGCTCTTCAGTCTCACATGCTGCCTTCCAACCCTGTTGAAGTCGCAATACATCTTCATCATGCCGGACTTACGGAGATAGTCGATGAAAGCCTTACACTTCTCGTTTGCGCCGAAGGCATCACCCTTGAACAGGAACTTGACCTTGTTCTCGTATGCTGCCATATAGAGACCATCCTTTCCGATATACTCATCGTCACCATGCTCGTCGTGCCATTCCCTTTTTATGGGTTCCTTGACGGCATCGCAAGGCTTGAACGGACTCTCGCTAACATACATACCGAAGTCGGCGATGGAGTCCTTCACCTCGTTCCCATCGCCTTCCTTCTGCATGTATATCCTGAAATAACCTTTCATACCTTAATTCAACTTTTTATAATTGCAAATATACAAAATAATACATAAATATGCAAGAAATATCCGATTAAAATGCATAAACATACAAAAAGAGGGCACGGATATAGATCCGCGCCCCAGATTATTACTTCATCTTCAATGATTTTGTTCCGTTAAGAACTCTATTGAAGTTGTCGTTATACTCAACGAATATTCTTTCAATCCTCTCGGCCGCATCCGCATTGCGTAACGTATTTCGAGCAATCGCATTAAGCTGCGTCAGCTGAGATTTGGCAATCTCACTCATCTCTGGATAGTACTTAGCCTGCTCTGCGCGCATAACTGAACAATCCAACCTGATTGCGTTAACATAACTTAACAATATGTCGGCGGTTTCCTCTGTTATTTCCTTCACAGAGTTCCTTGATGACGAACTGCTGTTGTCGGACCAACCATAGGTCTTCTTTAAGAAGTCTCGTGTCGCCTCTATCTGCTTAGAAAGGTCTTCTGTAGAGTTTTTGACATCAGCGTATTCTGAACCAGTGTACTCAGAGATTACATTTCCGTTCGAATCCTTTATATTCTCTGTGCCGCCATTCGGATCTCCATATTTCTTGGTCTTCTCAAGGAGAGCGTTTATCTTGTCCTTATAAAGATTCTCAATCATGGAGTTCAAGATGGTCTTCTTCAGGTTGTCCTCGAAGTGCTCAACGAGATTATCTGACGAATTCGCCATCGTTGCCATTGTGTCACCCCAGGAAGACACCAAGTCCGAGAACTTATTGCCGGTAAGCTTCTCTGTAATAGCCTCAACCATATCGTCAGCCTTATCTCCATATTGAATGAGCTTTTCCAGGTAATCCCTAAACTCAGAGTCCATGTTAGCCCAAAGACCGGTGTAGTTCTTCTTGATTTCGGAAAGAGTATCAGCATTCATGTTGAGCATATCTTCCATGCCGTTGAACTGAACGCCATACTTCGAAGATATATCTCCTGCAACATCACGCCAATTCTGTCCATTGTACTTGTACGAACCCTTCCACATTCGATACCAGATGGAGTGGGAGCCAGCTGACGAACCAGAGTTGAGCCTCTTCTGGGCTATAACCTTGGTCTGCTCTATCTCGGCCTTAAGCATCTCCTGAGCCTCCTTGGATGCCTTTATAGCCTCAGTACCCCAATGGATATTCATATACTCAGTCTTCTTCGAGATGAGTGAATCCCAAATGGAGGTAAGGTTGTCGTACTCAGCCTTCGCCTTTTCGTAGCTGCTGTAGTCTGCGCCAAATGCCTTGATGAGCGAACTTCCAACACTCAGGGCTGCTGCCGCTGCCGCTCCGTAAGGACCTGCCGACCCGAGGCCGAGAGCGCTTAAACCGCCAGATACATTGGCAGCTGCGCTAAATGCGTTGGAAGCACCTCCTGCAATCTGACCGAGGATAGAATTCTGCTCGCCGAGAGCCTCAAACAGGTTAATGACTGGATCCATGATGTTTGATAAAGCCTGCATCTTTCCCGATAGAGAAGTAATAGCCTTTGAGGAATCATTGTATGCTCCCTTCTTGCTATTCTCTAAGTCAGCATTGCTGTACCATTTACCCGCTATCAGTCCGGTCTTCTTTGCCTGGGCATCTGAGATATTAATTCCTGAAGCACCAATCTTCCTGTTACTTTTAAGAATATCTCCGATTGCATTTCCCCTACGTACACCTCCAAATACAGATGGTAGTGGATTTCTGTCAATCTGTTCATTTCTCAGCTTATCCAATGCATCACGCAACTGCTTAACAACTTCGATAGAAAGACCTGTAGTCCTAGAGAACTCATCGATATTGTTAATCATTGTATTGATGGTAGCGGAAGATACCCTGTCAAGGTCATCGAAGATGGCAACCCAGTCCGACTCCTGCTTGAACTGCTCGAACTGAAGCTTCGCAACGTTCTCGTTGTGAGCCTTTGTTGCGCCCTCACTGGCCCTCTCCCTCATCTGTGGGTCTTCGATACCTTTGATGAGTTCAAGCTGTCTCTCGTATTTGCGGTTCTCATCCTCAATCTGCTGGGCGATGGTTGCATTATTCTCAATCAGGTTAACCATCAGGTCGATGGTCTCCTTCTTGATCTTGTTGTTCTCATCTTCCAGCTTCTTGCGGATATCGTAAACACGAGTCTCTTCGCCATACTTATCCTTGACATTTTCAAGACTCATTCCCTTAACCTCGTCCGTAGTCAAGTTAAGGCCGGACTGAACGTTGTCGTGCTTTACCGCAATGTCAAGCTGTTCCTCCAGGAACTTTTTGTAAGTGTCAAACTGAACAATTCCACCGAAAGCTATATTCTGAGCACCTTTCTTGTTTCCGGTCAGCTCGTACATTTTCTTATACGTCTCGTACTGTTCGGAGATAGTATCAAGCTGCTTGTTAAGCACATTCAGCTCGTCTCTTCGCTGGTCTTCAAGAAGTTTTCTGTTTTCAGTCTGAATACCTGCCTTCTCGTTTGCGGCGTAGTCCAATCTGCCCTTCGTTGACGCAGGGAGAGTCTTCAAGAGCTCCTTGATGGAAGTCTCGTAGTTGGTGTAGTCAGAGATAGGGAACCTCTTCTTGTCACCAAAGATAGCCTCAAACTCTCCGTCATTAGCAAGCTGGCCAAGAGCACCTTCTCCATAAAGCTCCTTAAACTTCTTGATTTCAGAATACATCTTCTTATATAAGTCGATGCGCTTTCTCAAATCTTCAAGAGCCTTATCTGTCTGCGCGCCTGTTGACCTACGGCCACCGGTTTTCTTATTTTTCTTCTTGTCGTCACCAGTAAACCATTCGCCCCAGTTATCATGATAAGCCTGCATCTTAAGTTCGTACTCCTTCTGCTTCTGTGTAAACTCGTCGAGAGAAAGATTGCCCAGCGCAAGCATCTTCTTTCTGGTGTTGAGTTCCTTTTTTGCAGCAGTAATGTCCGACTCAGCGTTGCTCTTTGCTTTATCGTAGTCGTCTCCGGCATCCTTTCCCCAACTCTTGACGTACTTGTTCTTCTCATGATAGTCGTAACCACTACCCTTGAGATTCTTTTCGAGCTGCTGGGTGAGATCCGAGTCATCGTTCCTGAATACGAGATGAATGACAGCCTCGAATCTATCAGCCGCAAGCATTCGCTTCAATGCGTCTGACGCAAAAGGATAGTCTTTCTGAACCTGAGCCGCAGCATCCTTCATCATGTTTGAAACCTGGACCTTCTCTGCATCTGTCAATTCCTGGTTGTTGCGAATCTTGTCACCAATCCAAGGAAACGAAGTGTTTACTGCGTTATCGAGAGCATCCTTGAATTTATTCTCGTAGAAGCCAGTTTCAACACCCATCGCATTAAGAACGTCAGCACGGAACTGATCAGAAACATCCTGGTTCCATCCCTGCTTTGCAAAGAATGACGAAAGAATCTGGTTAGCCTTACCCTGCAACTCCGGGCTGTTGCTAATATCTCCAAGCTCATTAATGAGATAATTGCGCATGGCTTTCACCTCATCCTTATACTTTTCCTCCCAGGAGTTGAAGCTAGCAAAGTCGGATTGGGTGGCATTAATCATATTCGCCTTTGCGGATGCCGAAGAGAACGCTTCTGCTATCTCCTTTGCAGAAGACAGCTTCTCGTCGAATCCCTTATAGGTATCCTCGTTAGAAAGAGATTTCTGAGTGCTCTCCTCAACCTGTTTGAGAAGGATGAGCTGTTCTTTGAGGTACTTAAGTCTATCCTCATTCGATTTCTTTTCGAGAAGGCTCATTGTGAAAGCATTTTCCTTTTCAGGAGCAATCTCCTTCAGCTTTTCCTTATATGCGTCAATAAGGTTTTCTATCTCTTTCTCATCGCCGTCCTTAATGGCTTTATCCGCATCGTTATCGCGAAGAAACTCGCTAATCTTAGTGTATCTGTCTTTCAGTTCGTCAGCAGTAGTCTCCATGTCTTGCTTCAGCTGCTGATGCTTCTGCCAGTAGTATGCAAAGATTGCAGATCCGGCAGATATAGCTATTCCTGGAAGCCCACCAAGAAAACCGATGATAGAACTGAATCCGGATTTCAATCCTCCGAGAAGTAGACCTCCTGCGGCTCCCCATTTACTAGGGCTAGCCAATCCCTTCAGCACTCCACCAAGGGAGATTCTGTTCACCTGACCTTCCTGCTTGGTGAGAGCCATACCTTGCTTATACATCTCCTTGGTTATCTGGCCGGTAACATACAAGCGCCTGAGCTCGGCTTTTGTTATCGCATTTGCCTTTGCGAGTGCCTGGATATCCTGAATTCGAATCTGATTTTTATACTGAAGAATCTGTTTCTCTACAGGAGTTATTTTCTCGCCACGCAAGAGCTTAAGTTCTGCTTCTTTCGCAATATTTCCCTTAGAGTTAAGTATCCTCTTTCCTATGCCGCCTTCCAGGGTCTTAACTCCACGCATAAGGGCCGGACCTGCGAATGCCGCAACCATAGCAGGACCCAAGACGTGAATCTGCTGCACGAGATTGGTAACAACATCAAGAATACCTTTGAAAGTTCCACCTATAATATTCTTGCCGTTAGCAAAGTCGGCAAGCATGATTTCCCAGGCATCTTTCAGCTTGTTATATCGTCCGAGCAGAGTCTCACTCAGAACCTGCTGCATGTTGTAGAACTGACCACCAGCATCAGTCATCTGCCAGAAGATTGACTTCACGTCATCAAAACTTACATCTCTGCTTGATATACGAGTCTTAATCTCTGATGTAGAGACATTTCGACCCTCTTGCTTAGAGTAGAACTCAGATAACTTTTCGAGCAGAGGAATACCTGCATAAGCAATCTGACGGAGTTCCTTACCATCGAGCCAGCCACGAGCCTGAACCTGTCCGAACGCCAAAGCGATACGATCGAAGCTGACACCAAGACCAGAAGACATATCTGCAAGTCTCTTGGTTGTATCGTAAAGCTGGTCGTACTCTACGCCATACGCAGCCAACTGCTTAATATCTCGATTCAACTCTGAGAACGTAAATGGCGAATTAAGAGCGAGTTCCTTAATCTGATTGAACATTGTATTCGCATTCTGCATATCACCAAGGATGGACTGGAGAGCAATATGTTGCTTCTCCATCTCACCACCAGTAGTGATGATGCTCATCGCGAACTGCTGTGCGCCGAACACAAGACCTCCCTGCAAGAAAAGTGACTTCAAATCCTGCACGGTTGAATTCAGTTTTCCCGCATGGCTGTTGGCTCTCTCGAAGCCGCGGACCAGCTGAGACTGGATCTTAGCTCCTGAGTCAACGATTGCCTGCTGACGCTTTCGTTCAATCTCAACTCCTCTTTGCGCCTCTTTATTCGCCTTGTCGTAAGATGCCGCAAGGTTGTTTGCCGCCTGAACTTCTCTTCCGTTTCCAAGGTTACCTAACTGCCCAACCGCAGTTCTGTCTCCTCTTTCCAGTCTGTCTCTGAGTATCCTAAGATCATCAAGTTGCCCCTTTAAGTACGCTATCTTAGCTGTTGCTTCGGATACATCTAAGCCAAGCATTTTTGATGTGAAGGTTTTCTCTTGGAGATTTTTCAACGCTTTATCAAGAGACTGAATTCTACGCTTAGTATTTTCTAAATCTGCACCAAGTTGTCTGTCGGTTGATTTGTTAATCTTCTCAACTGATGAGTTTAGCTTATCCTGTGCAGCCTTTGCGTTGCCAATCTTGTTGGTCAGAATTCTATATTCAGAAATGAGTTCAAGAACTGCTTTCTTGTCGCTGACATTAACTTGATTGAGTTTATCATAGAAATGAGACAACCCGATGATTGCGTTTTGGATCTTAGATATGTCTGCGCCAACCTTTAATCCTTTGTCGTACGATGAGTTGTACTCGACGATTTTTCTATTAACCTCGCTGAGCAGTTCCTTTACTCTCCTAAAACGAGCTTCAGTTTGCTCTAACTGGCGTTCGTCAGCCCTGACAGATGCATTCTCCTTACTCTGATCTTTGAGCGCAGCATTTGCCTTTTCTCTCCAGGCCGAAAGCTCCGTAATAGTATTCTTGAAGCTCTGTCCAAGCAAGTCTTTTCCGGCAAAGCTTCCGATATCAGACTTGATTCTCCCAATCTCCTGGCGAATATAGTCAAGCTTTGATGTATCTACGCCAAGAGTGATACTCTTAGCATTCAGCTTGTCGATATTATCAAGAAGGATGTTAGTTGAAGAAATAAGTTTCTCCTGTCTTTTCTCTGCACCTGATATTGAGTCAGCGGTCTTTCTCTCGGTTACAATCTTACCCTTCTCTCGGTTATAAGCCTGTATTGCTACTGTGGCCTTGATTGTTTCAACGAGTACGTCAGAGATAAGATTCTTCATCTGAGCTGCGTCGGTAAGCATTGTAGGGTTCAGCTTTGCAGCATTTAGACGGGTAAGGATATTGTCAAGCTCGGAAATACTTCCGGTTAGCATAGACGTGCTGTAACCCTTCTGTGTTCCTTCCGACATCAAATCTCGCATCTTGGCAAGCTTCTCTGTCACACGGGCAATATCTGCCTCAACCTTTGCTGCACCACCAGTGAAAGCAGAGAGAGGGTTGTCCTTTTTGAATGTAGAGATAATGTCCTGAACGTCCTTTTTTGCCATTCCAAGTACTCTCGTGAGGCTACTAAGGATGTTTGAGTCGTCAACACCACCACTATGGATAAGACTGATAATGGATTCTCTTAACTCGTTCAGAGATTTCTTTGCGTTATCAAGGCTCTTTGTATCGACGTTAGGGTTCTCTGCCTTTGTATTGCTAATCTTCTTCTCCTGGATATTTATATCCTGAAGCAGCTTGATATATGCAAGAGCATTCGAAATCCTATTCTGCCAAGCCTTTACTCTATCGGCATCGTCCTCATTCTTGGACATTCTCTGTAATTCAGAGTTTATCGTTCCAAACAGGCTAGCAATCTTGGCTAGATTGCCAGCTCCGAGGAATTTTCCGGTAAGGATGTTTGCATCATTCCTGCCTGACCCCTTAAGAATCTTGGCGATATTAGCAATACCCTTTGAGTTCTTTTCTATATATTCGTTCGCTTCTCGGAAAATCTTAGAGAAGTTGCTGCCGTTTACCTGGTTAAGACTGGCAACAAGCTCCTCACCACGCTTCTTTGCGTCCTGAGTAGCCTGGTCAACACCATTCATACCCTTCACGATTTTCTGAAGGGTCTTCGACATCTCATCCTTAATGCCAAGAGAGATAAACAAGTCGCCTAAATTTCCACCTGCCATATCCTGAATATTTTATAATTAGAGTTTATTGTTTAAGTAATCAGCAAGACTTATCTTCTTGCCAACGAGGCTTCCCTCATTCTTCTTTTTCTCCATCCACCTGTCGTAGAGGTCATCCATCTCCTTCTTGGTGTGCTTCTTCGGACCACCTTCCTTCTTCGTCTTTGGATAGACAACAAGAGGCTGGTCTGCAACCATGAGGTCAATCTGTGCCGATGAATAGCCCCACCAGTAGTCGTAGGCTGCGATGAAGTATTTGCGCTGAAAGAGGAAACCGAACTTCTCTGCTAGTGAGAAGGCTGCTCCCCAGCTTGTTCTGCTTGGATAGCTTTTGCTTCGCTCCTCGTCATCGTCATCATCACGTCCGTCATCCCGGTCGCTAATA